GTTGTGTCATTCACTAACTTAGTTCCTTTCGTAGCAACTAATCTGTCTAAATTTGGCAAACTCATATCTATTTTATTATTTTAATTTCTAATTGTGATTCATCAAGAAGTGCATCTGCAAAAAAACCTGTAGAAAGATTTGTGGTAAAAATAACGAGTTGAGTTGTTGACACCCAATAATAACCTATACTTCCTGACGGTGTATTAATCCCTAAATTTAAATTTACAAAAGTTTTATTAGCTGTAAAAAAAGCACTAGATGCAGTTAATGTATAGTCACCTACAGCCGTTCTAGCAAATGTAAATGTCTGCGTCACCTCATCCGTGTAGCTGTAATCGACAGTAGGTGCAGATGTACCTGTTTGACTAATAGTAAACATTACAGTCTTATATGGTCTTATGTTGGCACCCGTAACAGATTTAGTGTCGTATGTAGCACCATTATAATCTGAAATCATTACCAAGTCATCGTCCTGTAGTTGTGCTGCCTTCGGTGTTAATTCGCTTATCTTTTTGTTTGCCATCTTTATTTATCTTCTTAAGATATAACTCTAATTTAACTACATTGTTTTGTTTAGGCTTGTATACCTCTCTAATCATATATACCAATTTGATAAGTAATTCTTTTGCTGTGGGTAAACATCCCCTGTTCCGTTGCTTTGATACTCAGGGAATAGCGCTTCATTTAAACACATATAATCTAAGAATCTTTGCGCGTAATTCTCAGCAATACGTTTCTCTTTCTCTACCAAATAATCCACCTCTTCTTTGCTTACTATCTCAGCATTCTCAGAGCTATGTTTGTATAGTCCTTTATTAGAAATTGAATAAGCTGCAAACGGTAAGTATTCTACCATTGTAAAATGGATTAACATCGGTTTAAGATATGTATTTACCAACGTAGCATAGTTACCTGTTAACGTACTAGCAACAATATCTGCCTTTATCTTAGTCATTAAGTCAGTACCAACATATTGTAACACCCAAATATCCTGAGCTATCTTTATAAATTGTACGACCTTATCCGTATCAACATTACCATTTAATGCTGTGTAAGACTGCAAATCTGCTTTTCCTATTAGTAATGCTTCTGCCATTAGTTGAATCGTTTATTTGTTGGTAAGAATCCATTGTACGGCATATCCGTTGGTCTTTGATATACGCGCTTGTCATTAGTTGGTGCTATTTCCCCAGCTTTACGTGTTTGCGATGGGGAAAATGTTTTAGCAAGTGGTGAATTAGCATCTGATTTTTTAAGATATGTTTCTCTAAACCACTTATGGTGACAATCTCCACCACCTTTATATAGCCAAATTGAGTAAGTATCCGCGCCTTCTGGTCCCCATCCTTTGTTTACTTCTTGTAATCCCATTGCAATAATATCTTCTTTACGATATATCTTGTTTGCTTTAATCATTCCTTTGCAAAAATCTCTAGTATTGTCAGAAACACCTCCAACATATCTATATCTGTGCTTGAAAATAGCGCCATCTTGACCTGATTTAATGTTTGCTCTTGCAGTTCCTGTAGAAACTAGGTTAACAATCTTAGATAATAATGTCTTTTTTGGTGAGTTTAATGCTTCAAGTTCAGCATCTAATTCATCTTCTAAGTCATAATCAACCTCTCTACTATCTATCAATACGTATTCGTGTCCATCAATCCATTCAATATGGTCCTCTGCACTCATTTCAATACCAGTTTCTTCTTTAACTTGCTCTGTAGATTGTGCGTTAGATAAGTCTACAAATTCTAAAGGCTGTAATGTCTTAAAGTATAGTTTTAAGGATATACCATTAAATGCTAAGATACTATCTAATGCTTCAAGAATTACTTCTTGTTTAGGTCTTATTACCATGTTATCAAATAGTATTACACTATTCTTTAACTCATCTGCGTTTGCACTAAAGCCTGTAGTTGTAGCAATACCAAAAATAAGTGGAGATGTTACGCAGTGACCTGTTAATATCTTACTTCTGCACTCATCTGATAAGTATTGATAATGTTCAGGTGCATCGTTCAAAGGTACTGAATCAATTGTAGTCTTTTTAGCTTCGTCTTCATTAAATGAAACTACTACTTTCTTACCCGTTGATCCAGTTAATTTGCTTATTGTAGCTCTTGCTAGTTCGTCTTTTTGCTCGTCAGTAGGTGTGCCATTATTAAAGTTTACAATAGTCGTTGGGCTAAATCCATTAGAAACTTCATTAATAAGATACTCACTAATTTTTTCTTCTAATACCGTATATTCTAAGGCCCCCTGATAATCAACACGACTGAAATACTTAGCGCCTACTGAATAAGGTTGTATCATTAATATCTCTATCTCAGATTTACCTTCGCCAAATGCATCAAATCTCTTAGGTACAAACTTCTTTGGGTCCTCCCAGTTATCGGAATAGTAATATCCTACAATATTTCCGTCTTTATCGCACTTCTCAGGTCGTAATAATTGCACAGGAATATGATATACTTTTACAACATTTTTATGTCCTTTATCGTAATGTATCTGAAACGCGCCCTGACCTAATAAATACAAGTCTTGAATCACTCTACGCAAATCATTTGATGTAAATAGAGTTAACATCTGTGCGTAATCATTTGGCTTTTTAGATGCATCTAACGCACTTAAACCTTTTCCGTAGATTAATCTACTAATATTGTTCACAACGGCACTATGTGTAGCACTATTGGAATATCTATCGATTAAGAATTGGAAATAATTATTATCTTCCCCATAGTTCACCCATTCATTACGTTTGTCTTCCGTAACTACAGGCGATGTATATGCAGATAATTCTATAACGTGGTTGCTAGTCATTTAATATAAATTGGTTTGTTGTTGTATTTTCAATAAATTTACCATCATTCACACTATATCCTTCTGTATCTATTATTTTATTTGTGCAAAATAGTTTTCCTTTCCAAGTTTCGTAAATCTCAGAAGTAGCATATAATTTTACTTTATATGTGTGTCCTTCCTTTAATGCTGGATTAAATGTAACAGAATACGAATGATGGTAGTAGTCAAGTGTAAATGGATTCACAACTATATCTACAACTCTATCTATACCTGTTTCCTCATCGGTTAACTTCATTTTATCAGCTGCGTATGTATCTCCAAAAAATAGTATCGTCCCATTTCTTGGTGTTACAGCAAAGCCTTGTAAAGTTGTGTTAGGTTTTAATACTATCATGTTAATATAACTCCGAGAATTACATTTTGTTTTAAACACAAAAAGGGATGCCGAACTTAATCGACACCCCCTCTTAGCCTAGTGAACTATTTTAGGCTATGAAGTAACCATTGTAGCACTTGTGAATAATGCTAACATCGCAGTAGATGTAGATGCATTCAAGAAGTTAGCTGGGACTTTTTCATCTGCTACGAAATTCAAAGAATATCCTGAAGCAGACTTCATTTCACCACCTGTAGAAATTGTTCCACCTACAACATCCGCACCTTGCTCAAGTCCCATAATGAAGAAATGGTCATTATTAGTTTGTACAACGATGTGAGGACGTCCATAAGACAATAATTTGATTTGCTTATGTGTCGCAATATCTTGATGCTTTAAACGAATGTTTAATTTTTGACTGAAATAAGTAGTGCCAGCATTACGATCCGATACAACATCTTGGTCAAAAGTATTATCTACACCTTTTAATTCGTACTTGTATAAAGTATCTACGTTAGTAATTGCTGTAATCATATCCGTATCTGTAGCATCGTACGTTATGTCAGCTCTAGCTATTTGGTAATTGATAAAGTAAACAGCTTTTAAACCTCCTACTTGGTCTTTACATTGTTCTACTCTACCTTTTGCAATATCACATGCCATGAGTTTATAGTTTTAAAGTTTATAAAAAAAGGGAGGAGTCAATCCCCTCCCTAATATTGAAAATCAGTTAGTTACTAATTCGCGGAATTTGTGATTCCGTAAGTCACGATGTCTGATACTGAGTGGTAGTTAACAGCGTAACCAGCTCTCATAACAATTCTTACATTGTCATCACCTAAAGTCTCAGCAGTATCAATCAAACGTACTTCGTTAGCATCGTTTAACAAACCACAACCGAAAAACAAGTTAGAAGTTTGAGCAGCTAACATTTGGTTTGCAGTCAATCCGTTTGCTACAAATAATGGAATACCATCAAAAGTTAAGTTTCCGTTAGTATACCATTGTGTACCTTTGTTATCGTAACCCGCAGAACCTAATCCTGAAGTTCCAAAACCACCTAATGCACGAACGTAGAATTTAGCAGCTGCTTGAGATACGTAGATTTTTAAATCTTCTTTACCATAAACTGCAGCAGGAATAGCATCAACAACTTTTCCAAGCTCTGCGATGATATTTGTAGCAGACAAAGTTGTTCCAGCAACCTCGTTAGCAGCAGGTAAAGCAGCATCAGTAGTTAACAAAGTCATGATACCCGCGATTTGTCCGTCAGTAGCATTAACACCATTCCAAATAGACACCTCAATTGCAGCAGCAACTTTCTCTACTACGAATGCAAGTAAGTAATCAGCGAAAGATTTAGCTAAAACTTTGTTTGCAGAATACCCCATTTCTTCAGATTGCCAAGAAGTAATGTAGTCTTTTTTACATAAAGATAAATTAACTTGGAAGTTCTCTAAAGTTAATGTACGTTCAGTAATTGTAACCGTAGAAGTAGCAGTAAAGTCACAGCTCGCATTTGCTAAAAGTCCGTCAGTACTCAATTTGTTAATTACCGCTTTGTAAGCGATGTTAGGCATGATAGTCATACCTCCGTTAGCTAATGTGTTACCGCTTAATAAAGCAGCTTTAACCCACATTCCTGAATGTTGACCAGCATATGTAGTCGATAATGATGTTGAAGTTGGCATAGTTTATCTTATTTATAAATTGTTTCTAAAATGTTATCGCGAATACTTCTCGCTTTCCCTGGTGTTAAGTCGATGTGCTGAATTGTTTGTGAATTCTCAGGATTGAATTGGATTGGTTTTGGCTCTTCTGCTAGCTCTACAACCACTTCTTCAGTAACCTTAGAAAGCTCTACAATCTTAGCTTCTAATTCTGCAATCTTTTCTTCCAATGCGGAGAAATGTTGCTCTTCAACTTGTGAACGTACGATTTTTTTAACCTTCGCTTGTTCAGGTGTTTTTTCAGCTTCAACAGGAACTTCTGTTTCTGCTTCTTCAGTGTTCTCTTCAGTAGCTTCAACGATTGAATCAATGATTCCTTCTTGCTTAACTACTAAGATTTTGCCGTCTGCTAGTTCATATTCACCAACAGGAAGTGGCACAGGCTCAGCATCAGGAACAACTACGAATACGTTCTCCCCAGCTTCAAACATATCAGCTTGAATAGTAGTCATACCATCAGCTAATACTTGGTCTTCTAACTTCGTGTCCAATACTTCAGGTTCTACACCTGTCAACTCAACAAGGAAGTTTTTAACCTTTTTTAAAAGTGTTTCTTTTTCCATATATTATTAACTAATTATTAAATACTTTGTTTTAAATTACCCTCTTGAAGTAGAGATAACTCGTTCAATAACAACATGATTAATAGTAGCTGTAGACTGTCCTAACTCGCTTCCGATTCCTTGTGCTGGCAATGATCCATCACAACATTCAGTAGAGTATTTTCCATCTTTACATAGACATCCTCTTTTGCCACCTTTTGGTGATGATTTTGAAACTTTTACTTTCTTTTCCATATTTGTTTATATATAATTGTTTATTATTGTTTCTTGGTTTGTTATTTCAGTAGATACATCTGCATTTAAAACTTCATTACCCACTTTAATTATATTTGAATAACTGCTTTCAACATAAGTATAATCACCTCTTAAATCTTGTATTACTTCTATCATGATAAACAATTTAAAGTTAATTGGCTAATATCAAAACTACAAGCATTTGAAGATGCACCCGAAGTTCTGCATGCTTGAATAGTTATTGGTGTGGTATCGCTTGGTAAATTAGTTGTGATTGTACCCTCAACTGTCACGTTATTTTCTAAAGATGTAACTTTGTAGTAAACGTTCATAGAGTCAAATGGGTTATACATCTCAAAAACAAAGAAATCAGTTGCAACAGCTCCAGCTGTTCTGTTTGCAGCAAAGTTTGAACCTAAATCTATTTTTGTAGCAGTTCCAGATCCATCGTTATGAAATATTTGCAAATTAGTATCAGAAGCATCAGAACCAATACCAATAATATTTAATAAACTTTCAACTGTTAAAGTAGAAGATAACCCTAAAGATGATGTTGTTGCTGTCATGCCATAGAATTGACGCGCACCTGTATTAAATCCTGTATCACTTACGCCAAAAGCAACGCAAAACTTCAACCCTGTCCCAATAATATTGAACGCGCTTGTTGACCTATAGCCACAAATACCATTTAAAGCCGCAGTTGAAACACCTATCTTTAATCTTGTTTTTTTTGTTTGTATAGAAGTGTTAGACACCGCAACCGCTGTTGCTGTACCTTGTAAAGTTCCTACCGCTATATTTTCAGCAAGGACTGTCGTGGAATTATGTTGCGCTCTATATCCCCTAGCAATTTCTGCACTTCCTACAATCCAATAATTTTCAGCTAATAATTTAGCGTCAATTTGATTTTCTACAGCTTGAGTCGTTGGGTATTTAGTATTATTTATTGTAGTAAAATCTGTTGCTTTATTTGCTAATAATTCAAAATCTGCAACATCATAAATAATTTCTTCTATTCCAGTTGTTGTTCTTGTATATATTTTTCCATTAGTGGTATTCATATAAAATTCACCTATATACAAATCAGTAGCCAACCAAGTACCATCAGTATGGTCTGAGCTTACAGGAATAGTAGCAATGCTTGTACCTTTCTTTATTATTATCCTTCTTGTTTCGTTAGCCATTATTTATAGTGTTTGAATTTTTAGAAACTCCATTTAATCCACCTATCAATTGTGGTATATCTTCATCTGTATTATTTACACCACCACTTAAGATTGTATTGTTAGTTGTGTAAGTACTTGGCAACCCATCCATGAAATTAGTAAGTGATATCTTTTTAGGGACATCACTCGTAGCATCGTCCAAATATAGACTATCCGTACTATCTAATGTAGTTACATCTTTGTATCGTACGAAATATGGAATCTCACTCATAGTTTACCAAGTAGTTCTTTAATTTCATTCATGATATCGTCTTGCATTTCTAACTGCTCTAAGCCATCGTATTTACCCTCGATGCTGAATCCATTAAATTTACCATCTTTTATCCCCTGGTAAACTTCTTCATTGTAAACTTTCATTTTTACAACCCATGCACCCACAGGAGCATTAAGTTTATATAGATTTGATTTATCATTCTTAACATCTTCTACAATCCATGACTCAATTAATGCTACACCATCAACATTTTCTGCATGGTCCACCGTAACATTATTTCCGTACAATTTCTTCATGTAAAGTTCCTGAGTCTTAGCGATTGTTTCAGCACTAAATGACACAGTAAATTCCTTATCTTTTATACGTCTTAAAATCTTCTTTTCAGGAACTAATGCAAGACCAATTACTTCACGTTTACCCTCATCAATTACTTTCATTTGTACTTCCATTTCAGAAAGTAAAATAAAATCTTCTTCAATTGCAGGTCTATCTACAAAACTAATTGCAAAGACACCTTGCTCTTTCTCGTCCTTAATTGTAAGCTCTATATTCTGTAACTTTTTCATATTATTATAACTTATAAAGTAGCATTTTGTATTTTTTTCTTATCTAACATTTGTTGTGTCGTAACATCCGAACCTACAACATAAGCTTTTATAGGAGCTTGATTTAATTGTGCTAATTGTGTTTGGTTTTGGCTACCTATAATATTGAAGTTAGGAGTGATAACTTGGTTAGATTGACCGCTACCACTATCACCTGAAGGAGTTGATGGCATATTGCCTGTAGCCCCACCTCTAAATTCTTGTTTACGAATATTATTAACCATAGCTAAACCAGCAGTAGCAGTTAAACCAGCAGCAATACCTTTTAATATAGGACCACCTGGCGTATCTTTGAACGCACCTAACGATGCTTTATAAGTGTCCATTAAACCTCCCGCAATATTCGCTGATTTCTGAATATCAAACGCTCTCTTTTGTTGTTTCTCAGATTTACCTGCAAACGATGTAGCTAAGTCACCGATTACATTTAATGAGTTTCGTACAGTATTAAGCTTAGTATCTGCTAATATTATTGCATCTGCTTTCTCTTTATCTCTTCTAGCTTGATCTTCTTCGTATGCTTTATTTTGTAAGTCTGTTCTTGTTTGGTAGTTTTGATTATCAATAAATAGCTCTTTATTCCTATTTTCTTGATAGTTTTCTAAACTTGCATTTCGCATTTCAGCACCTCTCTTTAAGAATGCATCCTCACCATCCTCAAGCTCTTTATCTTTCTTTGCTTTCTCTTCTCTAGCTTTCTCTTCTCTAGCCTTTCTATCTGCCTCAGCTTTATCTGATAGAGCTTTACGTTTTGCTTCAGCATCTTCACGTATCTTTGTCCTAGCCTCTTCAATCTCGATCAACTTAGCATTATATTCTTCACTACCTTTCTCAAGCATCTTAAGTTCTGCACCCATCAAACGTAGCTGTCTATCTGCTACATCTTTTCCTTTAGCCTCTAATAAATCTAGTTCAAACTTTCTAGACTTTAAGAATGCATTTTGTTTAATCTCTTTATCCTTTTCCTCAAAACCTTTATTGTAAGCATTTGCGATATTCGAACCTACTTTTTTAGCATCTTCATAAGCACCTGAAAAGTCACCTCTGAATACATCACCAATAACTTTGGCAACCGTTTTGAACCCTGCGATTACAGCATCCAATGTTCCACTTGCAACCTGACTAAAATTCTTAAAAAAGTCACCAATCTTTTTAAATGAGGGAAATGATTTTTCTACCCATCCTGTTAACTCTTTCCAATTACTTACAAGCGCACCAACAGCAATAACAAGTAGACCTATTCCTGTAGCGCCAATAGCACCTTTGATACTTGTAAATACATTCTTTGCAACCGCTCCTAATTGCTTGAATGAATCTCTAGCTTCACCTAAACCTTGTAAGCCCTGAGACAAAGCCATTGCAGATTGAACTTTCAGAAGTTGTTCTTGTAACGCAGCACTCTCAACACCAACCAATCCTAGCGCTCCTTCATAAGCTTGAAATCCATTTACAACCCCACCAATAGACGAGCTTAATGCATTGAATTTAGCATCAGGATTAAATGCGTCCGTTAAGGCTTTCGCATCTCCTATCGCATCCTTCAATTCAGCAGCGCGTTTAGCAGCATTAATTGCTTGCGTAGAAGTAGCTCCGAACTTATCAGAAAGTGCTTGTACTTCTTGTTGCGCCTCCCTTAATTGTGACTTAAGAGATTGCGCGTTTGTCTTTACTTCTAGTTCAATTACTTTCTTTTCTGCCATGTTGCTTTGCTTTCAATAATAACTCTCTTTTGCCTTGTTTGTAGTTTGCAATAATCGACGTTGAAAGTAAATATTTTCCCTTTGCTATGTCTATATTCTCACTCACTCCATAGAAATTATCTACTTTGAGCAATGCTATAATTTGTTCGATCATGATTGTGTTAAATAAAAATCGTAAATACTTGTCGTGCCATCAAAATTCGTGTTCGTTGCATAAATTGGAATAACTACACCTTGTCCTTCTTCATTCACTATTCCCCATCCGTCATCCGTAATTAATGTATCTGTTCCTGACTCTGTAACGATTGGTGTAGGTGTATTCGTATTCGCAGGTATAGTTACATCTATTGTTGTGCTTTCAGTTATTGTAGATGGTGAAAAAGTGACACCTGTAATAGGACTTGAAAATGCAGCAGAACTAACCCCATTTGCAAATTCCCAATCGATAGGAAATGTACCACCACCATCAGGAATAACAACTGTATCTATCACAGCATTGTTAACCATAGGTCGAAAGTCATTCAATAATGACAAGTCAACTTGACCACTTGTAATATCCGTTTTTAATTCGTTTATAATATATCTTTTGTCTCTAATTATAAGTCTATCATTTAGCTTTAGTTTAGTAATTAATGACAAAGGAAAGTGTGCCTTAACTTTAACTAATCTACATTTAGGGTTGAACACATTTTGTAAATAACTATTGTAATATAAAGAATACAAATTGTTTTCTAATGGTAAATTAGGTGATTTAACATCATTCTCAGGATGCCATGTTAAGGAATATTTAACTCCAGAAATATCTAAAGCATTACTAAATATATTAAATTCAGTATATAAAGTTGATGTAGCTCCATTATTTAAATATAAAGAATCATTTATTCTACCATTATAATAAAGAAGAACTGGCTTCGGAATATATGGTTTAAAATCAGGTTCTTTAGTTAAGCAAAAACCAACTTGAAAGTCATCTGAATTTAAATTATCCATCAATAAGCTTTCGAATGGAACGCTTATAGTTAATTCAGTTCCTTCATTTGATAATGTTATCGAAGTATCTGAGTATTCTCTATCTACAATATTAGTGTCATAATATCTACGATTCATAAATGATTCTGACTTTTGATATTTAAAATCCAACTTTTTATATATACTAGGTCTTTCAATGGCTATTGAGTCAGTGTCTGTATATTCAGTAATATCATAAATAGTTCCTTTATTATACCATAAGTCTAAAGGCTCAATAGTAAATACACTTGTTTCAGTTGTGTAACATGTAGCATTAAACATTTTAAGTATACCGCTAAAAAAATCTGCAATCGTAATGTCAGGAATTTTTGATGCTATATCTAAAGATGCTGTTGTAGTAATAGTACTAAATGTTACACTTTGTTTAAAATTATTATAATTAGGGTAGTTTATCACAGCTCCTAAAGTCATTGATAAAGGTGTAGCAGACCTCACTATAATATAAAATCCACTTCCATTATCACTTGCCCAAAATGTATATAAAAGTATATTAGAGGTAGATCCAGTTTTTGTATATGTCTTTATTACTTTTCCGTCTTTATATAAATCTATATAATATTCAACACTTATACTTGATAAATTGCTTGTAGATATTAATAATTTAGCAGCTTGAACTCCAATAAGTCCACCACCAATAGTCTCAAGGTTTTGGCATGTTATAACTCCAGTAGATAAATTATAATTAAATCCATTTTTAGCTGGGAATGAAGTTAAAGACGTACTAAACCCAGGAACTTGTGGTGTGCCACTAGGGGATGTAATGTCTGCAAAATCACCACTAGTTAAAGCTGTATAAGTCTCTTCGTTTTTTAAAAATAAATATATCTTATCCCATTTCTCATTTGTGGAAGTGAAAAAACTAGAGTTAAATGTTAAGCCAAATTTACTTTGAATTAAATCAAACAATAAAGAGACTTTTATTGCAGGAAATAATTCGTTAAAAACTATAGCTCCAGTACTTGTTTTAACGTCAGTGCTAGTATTATCATTATAAGTCCAATATCTTTTAGATCCAATTAATGGGTACATAATATTTTCTTGTGTGCTACTCGTTACTTTACTTATTACTTCAGATGCGGAGTAACTTGTGTTATATGGAATTAAATCTAAATCACTTAATTTACTATCACCGAACTTATCTTTTAAGCTCACTAAATCACCATAGAAAGTAATAGTATAATTATCAGGTCTTCCATTCTTTATCTCAGATTTTTCAACCATGATTGTACCTGTTCTAAATGGTGTTAGTCCAACTTCTATTTTAGCTCTAATTCTAAAGTTAAAATTCCATTGATACACTCCATTAGTAGTCGCTATATCTACATCCG